ATGGCGACAAAAATTTTTACAAGTACAGAAATTAAAGATTTGAAAGTTGCGGCATTGGCCCGGAAATACAAATGCTCTGACGATTACGTTCGGAGGGTATTAAAAGGAGATCGTGAGCGAAACACAGAGCTCGCGCAAAGTATAGTGAAAGATGCTATTGACGCATTGGAAATAATCGAACGAAAAACATTGATAACAGCATGAAAGCAAAGATCATTCTATTTAATTGGAGTTTGAGCATCTTCGGACTATGCGTTGATGCGGAACGATCGCCGTTTTGGGCGGTAATGGTTGGATTTGCTTGGTTTGCGGCATCTACCTTGATACTGATTCATGCAGACCGGAAAGGGACAATGGATAATTTGAAACGTAATTTTAAATAGATGAATTATGAAAACTGAAACTAAAAGAGAGAGCGTGTTCATGCAAATGCGAAATGGCACAAGAACCGGTGAAGGTTCTTTCAATATGGCACTGGCCGAACTTTTCTATAAGGCGGACAATGGTAATAAGCGGAAACTTGTAAAGGCATTTCCCAATTTTTTTGGTGATGAAGTCCCTGAGTTTGAAATATACAACGATCAGCTTTAAACCAATAAGATATGTGTAAAATTTACGTAGCCAGTAGTTGGAGAAATGAGATTCAGAATATCGTTGTCCAAGCCCTTCAGCGTTGGGGACATGAGGTCTATGATTTTAAAAATCCATCGGGTCGCACCGGTTTTTCGTGGGCATGGATAGATAAAAATTGGCAAAATTGGAATACAAAACAATATCGAGAAGCATTAAATCATCCCTTAGCTGTTTCTGGATTTAAATCAGATTTTAACGCGATGGAATGGGCAAACATCTGTATTATGGTTCTTCCTTGTGGAAGATCAGCACATACTGAGGCCGGTTGGATGAAGGGAGCCGGAAAAGTTGTTTATGTCCTTCAGTTTTCGTCTGAGGAACCTGAACTAATGTATAAAATTTACGATGGCATCATTAGTAGCTACGATGAATTAGAAAAAATGTTTTCCTAAAGGTTATATAGGAGCGCTAATAATTATGCAAAAAGAAAGTCCATACGAATATTACGAAAACAAATTAGGCGTACAAGGCCGCTTCTTGTTCAGCGGCAAAAACGCTCATCCGGATAGTTTATGCCTGATTGGTGAACGTGGATTTCAAAGGAGAATCGAGCGTGAACAAATAATACGAATAAGGCCTCAGGCACCAAATACCCCAATGTTGGTTTCCTTTGACAGTTTGCCTCATAAATGGCAAGCAGCAATTGTCAATATATGGGGTAAGGCTGAAAAACAAGCCTTACAGACACTTTTTGAAAAATACTATATCCGGGATATGGATGCATTTTACTTTTATTCAACATACAAATTTGAAGACCAATTCGGATTAGATCGCGACAAAATCGATGAATACACGATTAATGCTTCCGTATTGAATACGTGCGGAAAAATTTACAGCCTTCGCCGAAAATTACGGAAAGAAATGAAAGGCGAGGTGAGACCTATATGGACAATTATCAATACCGAATGCAAACGGTTCAAAGAAGTCGTTGGTCATGATCTCCCGGATAATGAACGACGTTTACGTGATAAATACAATGGGTACCAAAAAGAAGGATATGGCTTCCTTATCCATAAAGGACATCGGCAAGTAAATGCGCTTAAGGTAGATGATGAACATCTTGATCTACTTAATAATATGTTCGGAAAAATGGAACATAAACCAACGTACGCTGAAGTAGCGCAAACTTACGATGGCTTTTTAGCGGGTTACGTACAAGTAATCAACGAAACAACCGGTGAGGTGTATAACCCGAAAGACTTCAAAAAGTTGAGTCCGGCGACAGTTTACAATCATTTATCTAAATGGGAAAACAAAATAGGAAACTATCTCGCACGTAGCGGTGACCGTCAACGATATATGGCTATGTTCAAACCTTATCACAAATTATTGCAACCCCAATTTGCTGGATCAATCATTTCAGTAGATGACCGGAATCCAGTTTTTGAATACGAGGACGGCAAAAGGATGTGGTTTTATAATGGAATCGACTTGGGTAGTGAAGCATTCACGTGCTGGGTGTACGGAACGTCAAAGAAAGGAATTATACAGGAATTTTACCGTCAGATGGTGCGGAACTATGCCATGTGGGGGCTTAGCCTTCCGGCGGAACTCGAAGGCGAATTGAACCTGAACGCCAGCTTTACCGACACATTCCTTAAGGAAGGTAATATGTTCCAGTTTGTAAGGATTGAGGCGAACAATGCACGAGGCAAACGGATAGAACAATATTACAGGCCTTTGAGGTATCAATACGAAAAAAAGCGGGAAGGTTGGTTGGCGCGGCCATTCGCCCTGAACGAATCTAACCAGGCACGTACAGATAAAAAGACAATCGTTCCTTTCGATGAGATTGTAAAAGGTTGCTTGAACGACATTCAGAGCTGGAACAATACCGAACACAGTAAAATAAAAGGCCTGTCGCGATGGGATGTCTTTCTGGCGATGCAAAACCCCAACCTTCGTCCTATCAATTATCACGGAATACTTCCTTATCTGGGATTCAAAGAAGAATCATCCGTAAATACCGGTATTGTCCGCTTTAGAAACGATAAATTTCTTTTGGGAATGGATGGTGTGATCTGTACCGGAGACAAACTGATCAAGATGATGCAGCAAGTAGAAGGAAGAAATGTAAATATTTACTGGTTGGATGATAATTTCGGGGCCGTATTGAAAGCGCACATTTATATTGACGGGCGGTTTGTTTGTGAAGCCATTCCGCAACCGGGATACCAACGTGCACGAATAGAACAAACCAAAGAAGATTTACTGAACCGGGAACTAATGTCCAAATATGTCAATACTATCGAAAGCTTTGGTAGAAGACAGAAAAATGAATTGGACAAACTGACGATTATAGACAATCGACCGGTAACCATTGGAAATTCATTCAAAATTGTCGATCCGAACGGCTATTCGCCCGCCGGCTATGTGCCTAATCCCAATCCGGCAAAAGTACTGGAAAGTGTAAACGATGAACCGGAGAACGGCATCGTTTTAAATAACAATCAAACGTCATTTAAACGCTCATTATTAAATACATTTTAGATATGGAAATAACAAATTCATTCAAAGACAAGGTAGTTTCCGAACTATTAACGCTGCGTGATAATTTTGGTGGTTCCGATACTGCTTTTGCACGCTCGATGGATATCAATCCGTCGGTATTCAACAGGCTAAAAAACGGCGAACGGGAAAAGCTGCTGCCTAATACAACATGGTTAAGGCTTGGCCGGGAAATGGGGATTACAACCAATACGCGAAAATGGAATATCGTCGAAACGGATGTGTTCCTTCAGATACGCGAAGAGGTGATGTTCTGCAAACAGTATTCGAAAAGCCGGATTTTTGTGGATAATTGCGGTATAGGCAAGACTTTTACGGCTAAATATCTTTCTAAAAAGCTGAAAAACTGCTTTTATGTCGATTGTACGCAATCGAAGAAAAAAAACGAGTTTATCAAAGCTTTGGCTCGTATTGTTGGGGTTGAAGTCAAAGGAAAATTCGTAGATATCAAAGAAAATACAAAATACTACTTATCCATGTTGGAAAGCCCGGTAATCATCATTGATGAAGCCGGCGCTTTGGATAAGGATGCACTGGGGTTGGTTCAAGAATATTGGAATGCAACCGAAGGGCTGGTCGGTTGGTATATGATAGGGGCCAACGCACTGCGCAATAAGATCAGCACAGGCGTATCGAAGGATAAGGATTATTATGCGGAACTGTTTTCCCGCTTTTCCGAGAACTTCAGTTCAATTGTCCCGGTCGAGAAAAACGAGAAATACGCTTTTTACGACAAACTGATTCGCGATGTTCTTTCCGCCAATATAAAAGACAAAAGCATGTTGAACGAATTGGTGAAGAAAAGCCTGGTAAACATCAATGGTGCCGTTTCGGGGTTAAGGCGTGCCGAATCGCTGCTGTTACTGCATAACGCATAAAGGTATATGTCTCGGAGTAAGACAACATCAGACCTGTTTCAAAAGAAAAAAAACGCGTTGGTTTATTTTTCTGATCCGGTGTTCCAATCGGTTATCGGAAATGCAGAACGCAAGGGATGTTGGATTATCTACGGTTACGAAAAGAACGGTAAAACGTGGTTTGCATTGAAGTTGGCAAAAGAGATCGCCAAGCATGAGCGCGTTGCCTATATATCCGCTGAAGAGGGTTTGGATGATAGTTTCACCGGCGCCATCAGGCGTGCCGAGATTACCACGGCAGACGATATCTTATGGGATGAGTATTTATCTATAGATGAAATCATAGACAAATTCAAAAAGCAGCGATCGGCCAATATCATAGTGATCGACAACCTCACAATGTATTCCGACGAAATAAAACCATCGGAAATAAAAAGAAAGCTTGTAGATGCACTGCCGTCCAAGCTGATCATTTTCGTGGCTCACGAAGAAAGGAAAGAAGCTTATCCGGCTATTGCACGGATGGCAAAGAAGATGTCGAAAGTAATCTTCCATGTTCAGGGGTTGAAAGCTTTCGTTACCTCACGATTTTCACCTGGTGGTGAAATTGTGATTGATGAAGAAAAAAGTGAAATATATCATGGTTCAATTATTTAATATTTAAAAAATGATGCAGATTCAAGATTACATTAACGACAGATTATTTATTCAGGAAATAATCAATGATTTGGAAAGGAACGGATATGTGAGTGGTGGCAAAGCATTTACAATGCTTAGGGATTGGTCGAGGGAATTGCGGAATATATCCGGATTAACCGGAAAAACGAAAAGGGTACATGCCGAATTGGTTGGGAAAGACAATTACTAAAGATTCACAATATGGAAACTAAAACAACAAAATTACATGCATGGTTTTTCCTCTGTGTGAAGAACATGGAAGGTTTTAATAAAGACTATGAAAAGGTGATCCGTGAGGGGATCATTATGGAATACTCTTGTGGTCGGACGGCAAGCCTTTCGGAACTGTATACCAACTATCCATCTGAGTATCGGCAAATGAAGCAGGAACTAATCCGGAAATCGACGGAAGAACTGAATATTGCCCGGAAACGGCTAATTGCTGTATTATTCTCCTTTCTGAAGGATAATAAAGAAAAGCCCACCATGCAATATGTCAAGTCCGTTGCCTGCCATGCTGCAAAGGTCACTAATTTCAACAATATCCCCTTAAATAAGCTAAAGGCTTTGTACAGAACTTTCGGCACTAAAAACACGAAAGAATGGACGGAATTGAAACGGGGCCTTATATGGCCGGCATTGCGCAAAGAGAATCAAAATTGATTTTATGGATATGGAAATAGAGGTAAGTGCAGATCAGAACACGGTAAACATTGACGGAATCGCAACGACATTCGAGGCAAAAAAAATGAATAAATATACGTGCAATAAGTGCTGGTGGGTACGAAATGATAAAGTTGATTGTAATTTGATTCCCTGCCTTGCCGGGGAACGGAAAGATAAGAAATACGGGGTTTTTACTATTCAAAATATGCCTGGTTATGAAAGTTAAAGAAGGGATTGCAATAGGAATGAGAGCATTTCTCCAATTATGGTTAGAGAGCAATGAATACTATGAAAAAGTATCAAGTATAATAACTTATGAAGAAGGTAAAGAATATAAAGTCGAATTAAAAATTAAGGTCAAAAAATTGAAAACAAATTAAATGATGATTCTATGGCAAAAAGAGTAAAAAAAGTGATACACACCGGTGTATCGAGTGAACAAATGGAAACGGCATTTGCCGAGTATGCAACTTCCGACGCAAAGCTGCAAAAGATTAATGCGCAAATGGATGTGCAGATTACGAAAATCCGAGAGCGGAATGCAGATGAAGTATCGAGATTGACAGAGCAAAAGGATAAGTCCTTCGAAATCATTCAGGCATTTGCGGTTGAACACAAAGATGATCTTTTCTCAAAGAAGAAATCGATGGAAGGATCGCATGGAATGTTCGGGTTCCGGACGGGTACACCTAAATTGAAAACCCTCAAAGGTTTCACCTGGGGGGCTGTATTAAATCTTTTAAAGGAATTTATGCCGGAATACGTACGCGTAAGTGAAGAACCTGCAAAAGATAAGTTACTTGCCGATCGTGAATCGGATGAAGTTTCTGCGAATTTTTCAAAATGCGGTATCTCTGTGGTGCAAGATGAAACGTTTTTCATTGAGTTGAAAAAAGAAGAACAGGAAGCATGAATCAACAGCCGGAATATACTTTTGAGCGTGACGGCACAATCTGGTGTGTGTTACGTTGGCGAAAATCGGAGAATTCAAACGGATTCACCGGTGAAAAGGTCAATACTTTCATACTAAAAGAAGAGGCACGCAAAGAAGTATTCCGGCTGAATAGATGGATAGACTACCGTTTAAACTTTTCATATAATTGGAATAGTAAGCTTAACGGAAAAGCATTCACTTCAATACGACTGTGGAATGACAGAAAATATACCATCGGAATGGGATATGATATCTATCTGAACGATATATTCCGGGGACGTGCCGTGTTGCTTTCGATTAAACGTATTAAACTGGAAAGTATAAACGAACATATCGCTCGCCTTGATACGGGGTACTCAGCTAATGAATGTCGGGAGTTAATTCGCAAAATGTATAAAAACAAACGCATGGATTGGAGTTCGCAATATTTAGCATATTTGCTTTTTACATTTGATGATGGAAAAAGAGGTTTGTTTAACAGTCAAATAAACGACAATGATGGATTATGAAGAGATGTGCCGGATATTGAATAATTCCAAAGCAAGCAAGGAGCAATTACGCTCCGCGCTTGCTACCTCTTTAGGCGTGGAATACGTGCCGGCATCAAAGGAGAAAAAAGAGAGCATTTTTAACGAATGTAAGGCTCATTTTTTCCGTTTTTATGCTAATGAAACCGGATTGACCTATTCTTTTTCCGGGCAGGATGCAAAAGCATTGAAGGAACTTATAGCCAAAGTTGAATCAATTGTAAACTTTCCGGCAACAGATGAAATGGTTGTAATCACGTTTGGATTGTTGTTGGAAAAGTTGCCGGATTGGTACCGAAAGAACGCCTTCAGCATTCCGGTAATCAATAAGAAGTTTAACGAAATAGTTTCGAGCATCAAACAAAGCAATGGCAAAGGACAATCAAGCATTAGTAATAGCTACAAAGAAAAATTACTTAGAGATTTACAGTCCTGATATCCTTAACCGGCAGTTGATGGAAATTAGGAACGTAGATGATGCCCTGGTGTTATCAGAATCGAATAAGGAACAATTCCCATCTATTGCCGTAATCAGGAAGGATCACGGTTCGCAAAAAGTCGAAGCAATTATTAAGCTTTATCTGGTTGAACTCTGTGAACTGGTAAACCTTAAGCGGCCTTTGACGGAAAAGCAGATCGACGCGATTGCTCAGGAAGTTGTATCACGATATTATTCGATGACGATTGCCGACATACATGTGATTTTTAGAAAAGCTAAAAACGGAGAGTTTGGTGAATTATACGAATCCCTGGACATGCCAAAAGTTATGAAGTGGTTTTGGGATTATTTCAATGACAGATGCTTGGCCGGTGCAAATTTATCGTTGCGAGTTCATGATTCGAATTATGACAAAGGCGGTAACATGACGCCGGAACGGATTGGAAAACAATTCGAAAGATTAGAAAAACAATTAAAACGAAAACAATAATGGGAAAAGGTATAGCAAAAAAAGAAGTAGATTTCTCTTCATTGATTGAAAATGCGAGATGTAAAAACGAGTTGAAAATTTTAGAAGCGGCTATTAAGTATCACGGTATCACAGGAGATATAAAGGACGAAGATATAGCTGCTAAATATGAACATGTGAGACATTACGGCGTTGGTATATACACTCTTCGATATCAGGGAAAGTTACTTTTTAGAAGATTCCGGCAAGATATGGAAGGCATAAAATTTAGATATGAATCCCCAATATTTAATAACGTAACTGAATGATTATAGCTATAGACTTTGATGAAACATTGCATTCCGGCAAATGGCCCGGAATAGGATCACCGGTACCCTATGCAATCGAAACAATGAAAAGATTGAAAAAGGATGGACACACCTTGATTATTTGGACGTGCAGGGAAGGTGAACAACAAACGAAAATGGTTAATTGGTTACTTGAAAAGGATATTCCTTTTGACCGGATTAATGATAACCTGCCGGGGCAAAGCCGGATTTATGGCTCTAATGCTCGTAAAGTACATGCACATCTTTATATTGATGATAGACAAGTGGGCGGATTACCTATGTGGACAGAGATATATGATGAAGTTTGTTTAATGGAGGCTAATTATAAAGCAAATAATGATGGAAGCCACACAGAAAATATTGGATAAAATTAAGAAACTGAAAGCACTTAGTGAGGGTGCTGCAAAAGTCAATTCTATTGCTGAGTCTGAAGCCGCAGCATTATTGATGAATAATTTATTGACAAAGTATAATCTTTCATTGATGGATATTGATGATACTGATGATACTGATAATAGCAAACCATCCATTGAGATAGAAAGAAGTGATTTGATTTCCGTTCAGAATCCTTATGGCCGGTTATGGAAAGAACGATTATTGATGACATTGTGCATGTATAATTACTGCAAGGTAGTCAGATGTTCCTACAAAGTTTTTGTACTTGGCACAAAAGTCAATGCAACGGCTGTCATTGACTTCTTCAATACTCTGCAATCTGTTTACTTCTATAATGGCAAAAAACAATATGAACAGGATAAAAGGTATTTTAAGGGTGGAAGATTGACTGAAAAGTACAAGCGTAAATATATCACGTCATATTTATTGGGCTGTTCTATTGGGCTATCCGTAAAATTGCAGGAAATACGATCTCAGGAATGTACAGCAGTAGCCATTAGGCATGATGAACTGATCGAGGATTATATTTCAGAAAAGCTGAATGTAAAATCAAAACCAATAAAGCAGACAAAGCTACATGAATCTGCCTATTTAAAAGGTTTTGCAGATGGTAAAAAAACGAATCTTCAAAAAAGTATTAGATATTAGTTATCGATGACGGCAAGAAAGGAAAATTTACTGAAGCGCATTGAGAATGTACAGCGCATTGTCGAAGAAAACTATGAGCCGGGCAACCAGAGCAAATGCAAGTTGCAGGCTTTTAGAAGGAATGTGATGCCTGTATATCCGATGTCCGAACGTACTTTCTGGCGTTATATGAACACTGATGTGAAAGACAAAAATCAAAGTCTGAAAGATGATCCGAGACAATTGAAATTGTTTAATAAATAATTATTAACTTTGCCGGAATTTAAATATATAAATATATGAAAGCTAAACTGTTTATTCTACTTATTGTTACTGCATTTTTATTTTCGGGCTGTTATCAAGCAAAAAATGATACTAAATCAGAAGATTCAGAAGAAACACTGATAACACAAGATGAAATGCCTCCTTTGCGTGTTGTAACTATTGATAAAGGAAGGTTGAAAATGAATCAAGACGGTAATTCGATTGGAAATGATACTGAATTAACCGAACTCCAAAAACAACTTAGAAATGACACTTGTGATGTTATCGAAATCGTATGGATTTGGGATTCCTCACCCAAATATCCGGATATGCCAATGAAGATAAACTACAATAAACTTAAGGGTGAATTAAAATTAATATACACTCAAAACAATGTTGTTGAGGCTTATTCAAATATAAATCCTAATTGTTTGTCTGAGTTTCTAAAAAATGGAGAAAAGAGTTTTTATTCGATTGAAAACTACTGTAAAGATTCAAAATATGATTTTGATAGTGGAGATAATATTCAAAAAGAAGCTGGCGAAAAACCACAGCAAGACGAAATCACTGGTTCCGTTCGGGTTGTGAAAGACTATATCAAAGAAAATGCACATGATGCTTCAAGTGTCAAATTTATCGAGTGGACTAAAGTAAGTCCTGCAGGTAAATATTGGATTGTACGTTGTAAATATAAAGGTGCAAATGCGCTTGGGGGAACTGTAACTGAAAATGCATGGTTTTATATCCAAAATAATATGGTCGTCGAAACAAAGAGAGTGGATTAATCCCATTTATTTCTAATTTGGAAGCCCCATTTAAATATAATTTAAAAGCCGTTTATTCAACGGCTTTTTTTATTTCTACAACTTCGAAATACTTACTGTTTTTATATCCGGCGCCACCGGTGATACCGGTATCGGACTTGCGGCGCAAGTATCATCCCGGAACTGAATAGTATAATACAGCTCAGTTTGATAACAACCGTCGTCTCGCTTCGTCCTGCGCATTTGTTCACGTATTGGCAGGCCGTAACCTTCCTGCAAGAAATTTTGTCCGTGCAGGGCTTTATTTACGTCCTCAATAAGGCTCCAAATCTTCCGCGCGTTCTCTTTCTGATTATCCGGTGCACCATTGCTGCTATTGCTCAACTTCATGTCGAATAACCGGATAACAACCGTTATCACCCCCTGCTGGGTGAAATCTCCGATATTGGAATATTGGGCAGCCTGGATGTCGATAAGCGCGCACGGGAACTTCACAGGCGGCTTGGTATAAAAATCCATTTGCCCCCAATCCTGATCGACGTATTTCAACGTGGAAACCTCATTCATTAGCTTGTCCTGAATGTTTTGAATAACCTGTTTCATTTTATCAATTTATTAAGTTGGTCGTATGTAAATGCTCTTACGTCGTTTTGGAACCACTCTTCGGTAACCTTTTGAATTCTTTGCCGAACGACGGGATGATCGCCAATAAATTGACGTTTGGGAATAATTATTTCCGATCCGACAGGTTTGAGCGCCATCGCCCGCCAAAACTCGGCATCAACGTTCAGTCTCCGGGTGGAAGCATTATTCACTTTTTTGCGTGTCCGGATGCTGTATGTATTTGCCTCGCCGGTGGCCAGTCGGTAACGGTACCAAAAAAATCCTTTCATCTTCGGCGTTACCGTAATCTTACCGCCCCTGTTATGGATGTCGGCATACGGTAATGATGATGTCCATTGAATGGAATTCTTCCCGGATATTTCGGATTTCACCGATTTACGCAGTGCCCCGGTGCGAATCATCAACGATCCCGTATTGTTGCGTTTAGCGGATTCCCATGAAGTTGAAAAAAAGGCTTTACGCTCAAAATTTCGATCGAATTCATCATCCAATTCCACTTTGATATCCTTTAGCAATTGAGCAAATAAACGATGATACGTTTTCATATTCCCTGTATTGCTTTTGCATTCTTTTGAATCGTTTCCCGTTCTTCATTTGAAAGGGTTTTTATATAAGGATGTTGTTCCGGAAATATAACCTGTTGCTTTCCGGGATTGAATCGGAATATCGTATCATTCCCTTCGGTGGCGTTTGCTCCCAAGCGAATGGCATCGGCACTATTCGATTCCGGGTATTTCGACTTTCGAACCTGAACGGCCGTACACCGGCATCGCCAACCATTAGGGGGATAGTATTCCGACCAAAACGGATCGGATGGCGGAAGGGTGATGTTATGCAGCATCCGATGCGATTCGCGTACCCGGTCATCACCGGCCGTCCGATATTGCAGGTTATACCGGTCGCCATCCTGTTCGATATCCTGCCATTTTGAGGCCATCTGCGCCGATTGTGTTGCAAAGATGTATTCGGCTTCCAGGTATGTACGGTTGTATTCCGGATAGAGTTCCTGAGTATCTTTCCAAAACTTGCTGAAAGGTTTTATATTGCCGTTTTTGTCAAGTAGTAAACCGGTGAGTTCTTTTAATTCGGCATACGTTTTTGCTCCGGAAAAGATATATACATTTTCCGTAAGCTTTCGGCGCATGACATCCGGGACATCTTGCCCGATGCCACGGTTAAAACCATCCTGTAGAATGGAATTTATTACTTCCAATAATGGTTTTACAGACTTGACATCTATATCGCCGGGTTCAATGGCTGTTTTCTTATTACGGAAAATCCATCGCACTGCTTTATTAAAGGCTCGTTGCAATTCTTCATATTCTGTTTCGGAAATCGACAGACAATCGATGTGCCCTCCGCAATTAGGACATTTACAATCATAGAGTTTGTGCAGTGACAGTTTATCCGGTGATGACACTGCCGGTGCACCTACTGAAAATTTGCCGGCTTATCTTTTACTTTGATACCGAATTTTTCTTCAATGAAATCATTGTCTACATCTTTGTAGGGTAGTAAGTCTTTTGTAAACGCCCAAAGTTTATCAGTGTCTTCTACCGTTTGAAAGCGGAAACGTGACGCTGTTGGAGGAATCCATCCGATGCGGATCCATGATGGTATAACGATGCTGTTCATATACATTTCCGTCATACGCTTATCGGCATCTACCAGACGGTCCAATAAAGCAATGCTTATTTTTTCCTTGCTTTCATTTCCGTTTTTGGTATCCTGGCCGATGACGGCTCCTGAAACAAACATACTGATTTCGTTATTACAAAGATTAATCAGGTTATTGAAAACATCACCATTCGTGTTAACTCCTTTTGCGAAATCAAAGTCTTCGGTATTGTCGATGATAAACCAGGCGGACGCGCCTACGTCACGCATCATGGCTTCGGCTCTGTCGAGCATTTCTGGATCGCGCGTTTCTGTTTTCATTACACGCGGCGGGATGCCGTATATTTCGCACAACTCCGACCAACAACTGAGGGCGAATTTTTTAAATAAAGCGTATGGAACAAGCTTATCCAACAGGCCGATGTGGTCGGAGTTGAATTCGAGTATCCATTTTCCGAACTCTTTTGTATCACGGTATTCGATATAATTGTTCATTGACGTGTCGGGATAAAACCGGCCGGTTGCCGGTACGGTATTGCGTCGGTTAATCAAAGTCGCCTTTTTTACGCCTTTATCAACCGATTGCTCGACTACTGAGCCACCATACCATTCACTGTCCCATATGTGCCCCAAGACATCAGTAAACACGGGGATTTCATGAATTATTTTCGTTAACTTTTCATCCTTTTTATCGTCAGGCGTTATCATCTCTGAAGGGGCGGAAATGGTTTGTTCCCGCCTGTTATTCATTTGTGAGGATAATAAAGCGTCGCCGGCGATATCATTGAATACGTCCTGTAAAAGGTATACTTTAGGTTCGGTCGGTGAAGTCGCCAGTTGCTTGCTCCATTTCCAGTCCTGTATATCACGCCGCGTTTGCGATATTGACTTTTGTGTGATTCGGGGAGCCAGCGTCGGTGCATGGTTCGCCGTTTTGCTTTGTTCTTGCTTCTCTTTGTAAAGGCGTTCGACTCTTTCAAGCCCTATGCTATGCGCTCTGCTTAAAATAGCTGTAACTTGCTCCTGTGTGAGTTTTTTTTCTTTTGTTTTCATAATGTTATTCGTGTCTGAACTTAACGCGTGATCCGTAACGGAAAGGCTTTTGAATACTGTTACCTTCATCCGGCCCAGGTTGGATGGTTGGCAGGTCGGGTGTCAATACCGATGAGTTGTCATAGTCGCCGATACCTGCAATCTTTTCAAGTGTTTTGATAACGTTATCGTACCGTTCTTTGACGTGATCATAGATAATATCGACATTCGAGAGTTCGCAGATATTCCATGCCGCCACGGTTTTACACATACGCAGAACGAACGGATCGCGTTCCGTACCCGTCACTCCGAATATCTTATCAATGTTGTACCTGGGCCGGCCGTCATTCCATTTCTTTTGATTGGAAGCGGTGAAGTAGGCTTTTACTTCAGATATGGCTGCCAGAATGCCGTTGTCAATAATTTGTTCGTCCCCTTCCGCTATTTCATCTGCCTGATAGCTGTAAAGGACGTCTTTCATTTCTTCTGTTGTCAAAAACATACTTAAATGCTGTTTAAATGTTATTTAATACCTGCGTGAACTCCGTTTTTGAAAACGGTATTTATTCAGGGCCATTCCGCCCTTCTTATCTAAAATCTTATACCCGCCTTCAATACAGTCCGGAGCATCCACGGCCCCCTTGTAGGTGGGTGAAACGGCATTGAACTGGCCTTCAGTCTCCTTCATGTGCTCGTTCGTTTCTTCATTTTTATTAAAGATGAGCCATCCCAGTTTATATGGCGGGTGCAATGTGGCTTCAATGCGCGTATATTTGTTAACTTTTGCCCGTTGGTCTTTTTGTACAAACAAGGGTATTCCTTTCATCCGGCTGATACGTTTAAATTCCGGATCATAAAACGAATCGAAGAAACCTTCCTGAAGACTGTTACACTCCATGTAATACTGTGCGGTTGCTTCTTCCGAGGAAACAAGGGTGTACATGTCATAATATGCCTGGATAAACTCTGCCTGGGCGCATTGCTTACAAAATACTTTTATGATGTACGTAATGCCCTTTTTGCGGCCCAGGAGTGCCACCACCTTGAAAGAACTGTTCTGCGATTCCCTGTTCGATGTGGACGGATCGCCGTAAACGATCAACTGTTCCATGGTTGAAAGCTTTGGAATGGTACCGTATTCGAGATTGAAGAAAATACGGCCTTCCGTCACCGGGGTATTGTAATATTCCTGCTGTATGGTAGAATGCGGCAGAATAGCAAGTGCCTCATCGATATCCTGCTCGCTGTTTTTTGCCCAACTGCTGACTCCGTGTGTACGAATATTGACGATATCCACATAGTTGGCTTTCTTCATCATTTCCGTCATGCAGCAATATTCCGCAATAATATTTCCGCAGGCGATGATTAACAACTTGATATAAATTTCACGGGTTCCGATAACGGCACCGAATATCCATTTAACCCGCTCTTTTATGATGTCGGGATTCTTGCAATCCTGATCCGTATCAATATCATCAAACAGTAGGGTATCCGGCCGTATATTGTTCTCGTTTGCTCCACGGGGTGACTGGTCGGCACCGACCGCCCGGAAGGCAACGCCTTTCTTTGTGATGAAATCGCCTGTTTTCCATTTCTTAAAACCGCGCTGTTTCCCGTAATCGGCAATGATGCGCTGGTTTGAATCCAATTCCGCACGATAAGGTTCGATGAGCCGGCAAGCGTTATCAAAAGAGTTGGATATCATCAAAATGTTTTTTTTCCGGCCGGTAAGGATCAGCTTCAGGACTTCCATACGCGTGCGTGTCGATTTCGCAAGTGAGCGAGACCAACATCTGCATTCGAACCAGTTTCTATCTTTCATGACGCGTTTGGTTGCCCGAATATGAAAATCCGCCGGCGGTATGGCCTCATTGGTTACAGGATTGGTTGAGACATGTGGAAAGTAGTAAGCAAACCAGGCTTCATCATCCGACTCAAGCCGTTTGATACGCGCTTGTTTTTCGCCGAATGTTTCGTCTGTTTCAGTTGTCGTGGCTCTTTTTAAAGCTTCACGATAAGCCTGCCATTCGATAAAGGCGTTTTTATCTTTTTGATTGATCGTTGCCATATTATCTCATTTTACTTTCGATATAGGCTTGAAAATGATCGCTAATTTCCTGTGCCTTTTGCAAATCATACTGCCGTACAAATTCGCATAATCCGGAACAAACGCTTGAAATTTCAGAGATGCCGGTTTCCGTTTCGAGTTTCTTGATTGCTGCGGATATTTTAATCATACGGTCGGATTCCGAAGATGTCGGATAACGGTTTCCTTCATCTCTTTCTGCGATAGTTCTGTTCATCTCCGCCAGTTGAGCATACCAGTTGGAAAGTATATTTTCCTTCGTGGTTGTGAGGTTGGCGCGCAGATACTCCCATTTTTCATCCTTCACCCACCGGCCAATCGTATTTTCCGAAACCCCCACCATCCGGGCGATTTCCTTTTGTTGGTGCTTACCGGTAAGGAAAAGCTCTTTCGCCAGTTTCTTTTTTGCTTCTCTATTCAATTCTTTTGCCATATTGACAGTTTTAAAATCACTGCAAAAGTGCTTATTTACTATTACATATTAAAAAAAGAATGACATTATGTCAGTGTTTTTTTGTGAACTATTGCCGTATTCCCAACTTTGCCTTCGCAATTAGTTTTAGCGAAAATTCAAAATAAAAGATAATGGATTTTATACTCTCAGACGGGAAAAGTACAAATACGAAAGGTTACCGGACTAACGTCCTGGGCATTTTGCTCGAAAGGTTTAAAGCTAATCCGGTGATGCTTTTTGATCACGATACCGGTAAGGTGATCGGCAGGTGGGAAAATATACGTATCGAAGATGACAAGCTTATGGCAACACCTGTTTTCGATTTAGATGATCCTCAGGGAAAAGAAGTGGCGCGGAAAGTGGATAAAAACTTCCTTCGTGCGGCTTCTATTGGTATTATGCCTCTACGGCTTGAGTATATAAATGATGAATTCGTCTTGGTTGAAAGCGAACTGATGGAGGCCAGTATCGTACCCATTCCTTCTGATGCAGGCGCTATCAGGCTGTATAACGAAAAACTGGAAGAGTTGTCATTCGACCAGGTGAAAGTAAACTTCAATTTTAATAATAACAAACAAAAATCAAATGAAATGGCAGAAGTAGTTTTTAGACTGTCCCATAAGACAGTGGAAATTCTTGGACTGGAAGCCGATTACACGCCGAAAGACGTGGAACTGGCTGTAGCGGAAAAGGACAAAGAAATCGAAAAACTTAAAGCTGATTTAAAGGCTGTTGAAAAACAATCGCAAACCGATTACCTGAACAATGCTGAGAAAGCCGGCAAAATTTCAGCAGTAGAACGTTTGTCGTTTGAGAAAATGGCTGAAAAAGGATGCTTTGAGGACGTGAAAACAATGATTGACGCGAAAGCGGAAACAGCAACGGAAACGTTGGCTGACAAGGTGAACAAATCAAGCATTACGGCAGGGCGTGAAAACTGGGATTACCTGAAATGGATGAAGGAAGATTCCGCCGGGCTTGAAAAGCTTCGCGCTGAAAACCCAAAAGAGTTCGAAAGATTACAACTAACAATTAAAAAGTAACAAACAAAATGGCTGGAGTATTTAAAGAAATTTTTACAAACATCATACTGTCGTTGTTCTATCCGGATGCTTCCTGGTTGAAAGAACTGACCAGTATGGATCACATGGTTGATAATAATGCAATCAACCTATCTCAGTGCGGGGCCGATCCCGAAGTCGTGGAAAACAATAACACATGGCCGCTGACGCCGTCGCAACGAACCGATACGGGGATCAGGATTCCATTGGCGACCTTCGACACTGAGCCGGTGCATATAACGAACGTAGAAGAAATGGAGACCCAGTATAACAAAGCGGAATCCGTTTCCCGGCAACATGCCAATACATTATACAAAAAAGCGTGTACCTCGGCGGCATTCAATATATCGCCCGCCTCTCATACGGCAAACACACCGGTATTAAAGACAACCGGTGCCGCGAATAGCAGCGGTTACAAAGCTTTAACTTATAACGATATCACCGATTTGTCACTGGCTTTCGATAATGGTGACCTGCCACAGGAAGGACGTATACTGCTTCTTTGTCCGCAACACAAGAAGGACTTGAAGAATGAGAACATTAAACTGTACAAACAAATGATGACCGATAAGGAAATCGACGGTTTTAAAATCTACACGTTCACCGGAAATCCCAAATACAATGCTACGGATGGGACAAAGATGCCCTACGGATCGGCTACCGGAAATCCGTCATCGGTCGCTATCGTGACGAGTGAAGCCATGCGTGCAATGGGGGATATCGAAGGAGAGCCTGAAAAGCGTTGGTCCGATTACCGTGGTTGGCTGCTTGGCTTTCAAATGCGTTTTGTAGCGCTTCCTTTCCGGGCATTCGGTTATGGCGCAGTATACAGCGATAAAGCATAAATTACTTTTTTCATAATCATTAAAAACAGGCTTCGAGGCCCCGGTTTTGAAGCCTGTTTTTCAAATTAAACAAATATGGCAAAGAGAAATGTTAAAACAAATGAAGAGTCAGTTGAACAGCCTCAGGTTGATGTTCAACCTGTACAGGAAACAACAGCAAACACCGATATCGCGCAGACAGCGACGACGCAACCTGAAGTCAATGAAGAAACACATCAAATTGAGTCAGGACAGGGTGATAGTGAGCAAACGGATGGTGAAGGGGATCCCGAACTGGATACTGAACCATCACAAGAAGAAATTGGCCAAAAAGGGAGTGACGATGTTGATACGTTAATCCTCGGTGAGCCGGTCGAAACAACCGAAAATAGAAACCGGATCGCAAAGGATGTATTTGATAAGAATCCGCAATGCAAAATTTTGCACTTCACGGCTGATTTGATCCCGTTCTTTAGTAAAAGCGACGCCTTTAGGCATGGCTCCAATACACTGAAGAATGATACAATCGTAACCATTAACCGGAAATAAAATGGCACTGAACGGATTACCTAAAGTAACAATAGACTATGGCAACGGTGCGTTGGGGCAAACTATCTCCAGCGCGGATGGGCTGCTATGTCTGGCCGTTTGCGGGGCTGTAGCCGTTGCAGACATGTTTTCACTTGCAAAGCTATACAGTGTTCGAAAACTGTCGGATTTGGCAACACTGGGCGTTACGGATGATAATAACCCGCTGTTGTATCAAACCGTGAAAGAATTCTATGCGGAAGCACAAGAAGGAACACAAGTGTATATCGTCGGGTATCCCGAAACTCTCAAAATGTCGGATGTGCTCGATAAGGAGAATCCTTATTTGCGAAGCGTGATTGAAACGACGAATGGCGAGTTGCGGGGGGTGGTGGTTACATCCGTGCCGGGGGCTAATCCCGTTGTTACCGATGGATTGGATAGCGATATCCCGCAAGCCTTATTGAACGCACATGAACTTGGCGAATGGGCGCGTGCGGCGAAATATGCGCCGGTATTTGTCATTCTTGACGGACTGAACTTTAGCGGAAACGCGACGGAACTGAAAGACTTGAAAGCGAATTCCTATTATCGGGCTGCCGTTGTTATCGGATCGACTTCCGCGGGATCGGCGAACCAGGCGGTCGGTTTGGTTGCCGGCCGAATCGCATCGGTTAGTGTCGAGCAAAATATCGGTCGTGTGTCAGATGGTGAGTTGAATGTATTAAAGATTTTTGCAGGAAACAATCAAATTGAAATGGCCGACATGGAAGCCATCTACAACAAATCCTACATTACCTTCAGGACATTTACCGGAATCGCCGGCTATTACATCGCCGATGATTTAATGGCCACGAAAGAAACGGATGATTATAACCATCTGACAGCTGTCAGGACTATCGACAAAGCGGCGCGTATTGCTTATGCCGTTTTGGTTCAGCAATTGTTGGACAAAGTACAGGTAAAGTCAGACGGTACCATGCTCCAACCTGTAATTGCATCCTGGAAGCAGGTCATTACTAATGCAATTGCATCCAACATGACCGCGGGTAACGAGTTGTCAGACGAAAATGGCGACAATGGTGTAGTGGTGTATATTGATCCGGTACAAGATGTATTGGCTACCAGCACTATTAATGTGGAAATACGTGTCCGTCCTTTCGGATACGCACGTTATATCAACGTATTATTGGGTTTCACTGTAAACGAAAATTAAAATGAAAGACGTATATCTAATCAACGGACGTGAATACGAATGGGCGGATATCAGCCTTATTGTGGGTAGTGTGCCTATTGTGGGGTTCCGTGCCGTCTCTTATAAACGTGAGTGTGAAAAAGAAGCCATGTTTGCAAAAGGCCGCAAAGCGCACAGCATTCAGAGCGGTAACGAATTAATAACGGGTAACATTACATTTACCCAAAGTCAGTTTGAAGCCATTGAAGCGGCAACCGGCGGAAACGTGCTAACGACAAAGGTCGATATTATTGTTTCGTACGGAGCGGAAATGAATGCAACATCAGTCGCTTCTTCTGCTATTTCAACAGATATAATTATCGGGGCAGAATTCACCGAGTACGAAAAGGGAATGGCTCAGGGTGATAAGTTTATGGAAATTGCAATGCCTTTTCTGGCATTGGACATCAAAAACGCTTAAAATAGTTCAAAATGGAAGAATTAAGAGGACAGGCTACGGCCGGGCAAATCGAAGAGTGGAAGAAAAAGCAGGGTGATATCTTTAAGGTGGAAGTCGGTGACTCCGTATGTTACCTGAAAAAGCCGGATAGGAAAACGATGTCGTATGTGGCCACGCTCGGAAATAATCCGATTAGGGCGAATGAGGCTTTGTTACAGAACTGTTGGCTCGGAGGCGATGAAAGCATCAAAACCGATGACGAAAAGTTCTTCGGCGTTTCTGCCAAGCTGGCAGAAATCGTTCAGATTAAGGAGGCCGAAATAACAAAGCTCTAAAGTCAGCCAAAAATGCTGCTCAAAATGGGATCATGCTTATTAATACGCAACTTCGGTACTATCTGCATATTTCCGATCCCGATGGGCTGACGGATGAAGAGTGGGCAGCCTACGCAGAAACACTAAACTGGATCAGATCACAAGAAGCTAAAAAACGATGAATGTTTTACAATACATACTCAACATCAACGGCAATGCGATAACAATGCTGGATAAAATCGGCGCGTCATCAGGCGCGTCCCGGTCGAATGTGCGTGGATTGAAAAACGAAGTCGAAAGCTTGAATAAGGTCGATTTAGGCGGTATCATCACAAAGCTGAAAGGGGTGGCTGCCGCGTTAGGTGTGGGAGCATTCATCGGCAAAACAATCCGGAATGGGATGGAACAGGAAATACGAAATACTTCCTTCGAAGTCCTTTTCGGGGGTGCCGATAATGCCAAGCGTATGATCGATGATATTTCGAACTATGCGGCAAAATCCCCTTATGGGAAGGCGGAATTAAGCGAAGCTGTGCAGACGATGGCCGGTTTCGGGATTGCCCAGGATAAAATCATGCCGAATTTAAAGGCCATCGGGGATATCACAATGGGTAATCGTGATAAAATGAAGCTAATGACATTGGCTTTTTCTCAAATGTCATCAACGGGTAAACTTACCGGCAATGACTTGTTGCAAATGATTAATTCGGGCTTTAACCCATTGAATAAAATATCGCAGACGACCGGTAAAAGCATCTCCCAATTGAGAGATGATATGTCCAAAGGAGCCATATCGGCTGATATGGTTACCCAAGCCTTTCAGAAGGCAACCGAAGAAGGCGGTTTGTATCACGGGATGATTGACAGGATTAACAATACCGTGTCCGGGCAATGGGCTATGGCAATGGATAATATCAATGAAAAGATGTTGAATCTGTATAATAATGTCTTGCAGCCGATAATTCTGCCGGCATTGGAAAAATTCAACCGATTTTTAGACGATCCCATTGGTACCATACAACGGCTAACGGATAAAATAACATCAGATTTCCCGGTCATAACGGGGATTATCATTACCGCAGCGAGCGCAGCTATCGGCTACAAAGTCGCAATGTTAGGACTTGCAGGTGTACAGGCAATAATTACCGGAATTAAAGGCGCGTTGGCGGCTTTCGAAATCATTGTTTTTGCAGTGCGTAATGCAACGAACCTTTGGACGGCCTCGCAGTGGCTTTTAACAGTCGCTCTTAACGCTAATCCTGTAGGATTGATTGTAGGGGCTATTGCGGGATTGGTAGCCATAATCACGTTGGCTTGGAATAAATTCGATGGCTTTCGGGGCGTGGTGACCGGAGTGTGGGAAACATTCAAGCTGTTTGTGAAATTTCTGAAGGATTCCGTAATCAATACGGTAAAGGGCCTGGTTGATACATTTGATGGGCTCGGTAAAATCATCAAAGGCATTTTTTCGTTAGACTGGGATAGCGTGAAAGACGGCGCCAAGCAGGCGGCATCCGGTTATGTTCAGGGGTTCATGGGGGGCGGGACGATGATGTCGGCTATTGAGAATGGAAAGAAGGTGGGAGAAACATGGTCGAAAGGCTATCAATCCGGGGTTGAAAATGGAAACCGTTTCGATCCCATCGGTTGGGTTTCCGACAAAATGGCGAAAATTGGAATTTCTCAACCGGCTATCCCTGGTACTCAATCGCCCGTTGCAGGAACTGGTAGCGGAACAGGTACGGGCGTAAACGGATCGGGAACAGGTACCGGCGTTGGCAAAGAAACGGCGAAAAGTATCGCTACCGGTGGAACCAAGACGACACATATCACCATTAATCTCGGTGAATTGGTCGGCTCGATTAATATAAACAAAAGCGGATTTAGGGAAAGTGCGGAAAATATGCGTGATGTACTCTTAGATGAACTGACGCGAATATTATCAATGGCACAGGGACAAACTATTTAGATTATGAATTTTAATACAATATTCACAAAGAATAATAATATCACCGTGCGCGATGCAAGCAACCTCATACAATCAGGTCAGCCGGTATCGATGGTGCTCCCGTTGTGGATAGGTATTAAAGAAAATCCGGAATGGATGTTTCCTATTGAACCGCTTATTTCCATTACCGGAAAAAATGTGATAATCAAACGGAATGTTTCCAAATCGGAAAGACGGGGTACCGTAAAAGAACGTTGGGCTCAGGATGATTTCTCTATTAATATTCAGGGGAAATTTGTGCATCCGGATTTGAATATTTATCCAGAAAACGACGTGCAAAAATTCATGTATTACGTAAAGCAAAAAAGGGCTTTAAATGTAAAAAACGAATTGCTCGCTATGCTGGATATACACCAGATAGTTATCGAAAATTATTCGTTCCCTTTTTCGAAAGGCGAAAACATACAAAACTTTTCCATTGATGCATTTTCCGATGATTTATTTGAACTATTTATTGAAGTGAAAAATGTTTAACATGGTTTACGACATAGTTATAGGTAATTACCGACTTGCATTATTGGAGTCGGCGGAAATACATAAATCTGTCGACTTATTGGCAGATACGGCGGTTATTGTCGTTCCGGGTGTGGTATACAACCAATCGTTAGACGTGGAAGAAAAAGTAAAGATTGGTGATAAGGTTACAATAAAACTGGGTTATGATGATAACCTGGTCACAGAATTTACCGGCTTTTTACAGCGTATTGACACAGATGATAGTAGTTTGATATTTAATTGTGAAGATGGAATTTATGAGACACGTAAGCCGGTAAAAGATAAACAGTTCAATAAAACAACAGTGAAAGCTATTGCGCAATATTGCCTTTCTGAAATAGGTCTATCGGAACTGAATTGTACGTATGATATTACTTATGAAAAGTTTATAATCAAAAGTGCAAATGCTTATGACGTATTGAAAAAAATTCAGGATGAAACAAAAGCGAATATCTACATGAAGGGGGCAGAACTGAATATTCATCCTGCATACGTAGAAAAAGGTGGAGACGTTAATTATGATTTTGCTGTCAATATCGAATCTTCTGATCTGAAATATCGTAACTCCGATGATCGGAAGTTCGAAGTTGTCGTTGAAGGTGTAGGACTTGACGGTAAAAAAAAAGTCGGTAAATGTCGGCGTTACTGGAGGCGAAAAGCGTACGGTAAAAGTACAATCCCCCATGTCTATAAGCGATTTGAAAAAACGTGGACAAGAAGAAATAAAATACCTTTCATACACTGGATATGAAGGTAGTATTACCGGTTGGCTGGTGCCTTATGTGGAACCTACTTATTCGGCACATATACACGATGCGGAATATGAGTTTAAGACGGGATCGTATTATGTGGTTTCTGTAACTACGACTTTTGACGAAAACGGCGGCGTGCGAAAAGTGGAATTAGGGCGTAAACTTACCGGTAATGGATAAATATAGACAGATATCAGAATTAATGAAAGGCTTTCAGCAAAACGGACAGGCATTTTTCCCTGCGACAGTTGAAAGCGTTGAGGGCAATACCTGCACTGTGGTAGCTGATGGCCTTTCTATTTCTGATGTCCGATTGAAGCCCACGACAGAGGATACAGACAACGCGTTTTTAATGACACCCGAAATCGCAAGTGATGTATTGGTAGGTTCTATATCTGGGGACTATAGCAATCTGTTTATAGTATATGCAAATAGCTATAGTGATATCCGTTTAAACGTTGATGAAATATCATTTAAACTGGATAAAAACGGGATTATAATAAATGATGGTGAAAATGGAGGTTCGGTTAAAATAAAAGAACTGGTTGAGTGGATGAAAAAGGTTTACAATGACCTTCAGGCTTTGAAAAATCAATTACAATCACATCCGGTTTCGGGCAATGGCGCTCCATTAGCATTGATATTTAATTCATCGACTCCCAATCCGAATCAGTCGACATTTGAAGACGAAAAAGTAAAACACTAATGGGTAAAGAAACAGGCATATTATTGAATATGGAAACGAATGATTTAGATATCCTTGTTCTCCGCGATTCGAATGGGAAGATTTTGCAGGGAGTTCAGATCGGCGATATAACAAAACAAAATATTGCTTCCATCTTAACGATGCATCCCGGTGAATTGAAAGAAAATCCTGTAGTGGGTGTCGGTATCGGAAATATGTTGTTAGATCACGATTACTTGCTGTATAAACATAAAATCAGACAGCAATTGGATATTGAAGGAATGCAAATAAACCATCTGGAAATTTCGGGACAAAATATTCAAGTAAATGCCGAGTACAAATAACAAAAAGTGAAAGGAATTGATTTATGAAAACATCAACCCGGGGCATTGCCCTGATAAAAGAATTTGAAGGCTTTCGGCCGAAAGCCTATTTGTGCCCGGCGGGCATCCCGACGATCGGCTACGGGCATACCAAAGGCGTGAAGCCGGGCGACACGATTTCGGAGCGACAGGGAGAGCAATTTTTGCGGGAAGATCTTGCCGCCTCCGAAAAGGTTATTAATGCGCTCAGCTTGCCATTGTCGCAAAATCAATTCGATGCCCTGGTAAGTTTCGTCTTCAACGTGGGATCGGGCAATTTTACCCGTTCAACCTTACTGAAGAAAGTCCGGGTAAATACGAATGATCCGTCGATAGCCGGCGAGTTCGAAAGATGGAATAAAGCGCGTGTAAACGGTGTGCTCACGGTCTTGCCCGGATTAGTCCGTCGCCGGAAGGCCGAGAGTGATGTATACTTTTCAAAATAACGGTTATGAATTGGTTTGAAATATTGTCCATTGTCCTAAATGTTGGCTTGGGAGGCAGTCTTATCGTTACGGTTGTAACCCTCAGGGCAACCAAAACAAAAGCCGAGGCGGATGCACAAAAAGCCCGCGCGGAAGCTAAAACAACCGAGATTGACAATGTGGACAGTGCAATAAAGATCTGGCGTGATCTTGCAACAGATATGAGCGTGAAATATGACTTGGTATTGGTTGAGTTGGAAAAGCTACGAAAGGAAGTCAACCGGCTGAATCGTATCAATACGAAGATCATGAAACTGCTCGATAAGATCACCCCCGAGAACATGGAGGCTATTGTAGAACAAATTAAAACGGAGATTCAACATGAAGCAAAAGAAGATACTGCTACTCGTTTGGGTGTTCCTGCTGACAGCTTGCGGAACGATAAAAACGGATAAGCGACAGGCGTTCAAAACGGATCAGGTCTCGAATGTCGATGTAACGGTAAAGGAGTCCGGATCGCAAAAGCGAATTGACAACATCATGAAAGATGCAAGGACAAACGTGTCCGATAAAAGCGTTACCCGCCAGACCGATACGCAATATTCCGCTCCGGATTCTTCGACCGGCCGGCAACATAAGACTCGCGAACGCACGACCGAAACGCTGAATGATATCGCAGTCATCAATGAACAGAATGAGCGTATCATCAGCGAACAACAGGACAAAATTGATCGCCTGACACTCGTTACTTCGCAGCTTCGGACGAAGCTGGATGCTTCGCTCTCGGAGAAAATAACAACTACCACGCGCCCGCCGGTATGGACGTACATCGTTGCTATCCTTGCCGGAGCCGCGTTGACACTAATAATCAGGATATGGCTAAAAAGGACATTCAGGCTTTAGAAGGACAGTCGGTATTCGACATTGCCGTGCAGACGGCTGGAAGCACCGAGGCGGCCATTGATATCGCCGCCGGGAATGATATTTCTGTGACGGACGATATCGATGTGCTCAATACGATAAAAGCATCGGCCACGGTAAACAAATCCATAGCCGGTTATTACGAACGAAACGCCATTAAACCGGCGACGAACATCACGGACAAAGGTCAGATTTTCGAGGACATTTTTAACAACACGTTCGCATGAGGACTCTTAACGAAATAGTACAAGCAATCCGCGCCGATTTTGTGGCGAATTCAACGTTGCAGCAGATGTATGGACTTGATAGATCGAAAACCTTCGATGAGCAATTCTCGAAAGTGAGCATCGAGGCAATATTGACGTATATCGTTGCCGTCGCGATCTTCACGCTTGAATCGCTTATGAACCGGCATCAGTCCGATATTGATGCGGCTATTACGAAGAATGCCGTGTGCTCCATTCCCTGGTACCACACCCGTTCGATGGCCTTTCAATTGGGCCATTTCGTCAAGTTTAATCCCCTCACATACGGGTTTGAATATCCCGAAGTGGATGAAGAATCACAAATTATCCGGTTTGCTGCGGTTAGACAGTTAGAGGTTGAAGGCGTTACGAAACTGCGCATCTATGTTTCCAAAGACGACAGGCAACCATTATCGGCGTCGGAACTGGAAGCCTTCCGGGCATACATCACCGAAATCGGCGCGGCCGGTACGCACTTCGAGATCATCTCCCAGGCTCCGACATCGCTCGAATTTACCCTCCAGGTAGTCCGAAATGCAATGGTGCTCGATATGGACGGGAACCGCTTGTCCGGAGGCGGCAAGCCGGTGGAAGAGGCGATATCCAATTATCTGGACAATATCATCTATGGGGGCGTGTTTAACCGGACGAAGCTAACAGATGCCATCCAGCAGGCGGATGGCGTGTCGGACGTGATCCTGAACGAAGTCCGGATCGCCGGGCAGGCGGTCACCTCGCAGAACATCGAATCACCCGGCGGGTCATTCGACTTTGACATCGATCATACAATAATAACTTACACGGTATGAGAATAGATTTTTACAAACTGATAGAGCAACTTTTGCCGACCTTTCTGCGCAAAGACCGTATACTCGCCTTCCTGCGCGTATTGGTTGCGAAACCCTTGCAGCAGCTATTCGTCAAGTTCCATCTGTGGCGGATGAAATCACGTTACGAGGCAAGCGTATCCCCGCAGGTGATCTCCCTGATCCACGCCATTGAACGCACCTTCGACTGTGTGGCAGAACTAACCGAGTTAGACGGCAAGCCGTATGACTTCCTTATTTCCATCGACCGAAGTACCGACCTGAATGCCATACGCGAGTTTATCGATAAGCATAAACTTGCCGGCAAGTCGTACTTGTTTAAGCTGGGCGATGCGGCATTCTCGGTTACTTGGCTTAGTCATACCGATGAGCATCTAATAGAAGAGTATTCAGCAGAATGGACTGAATACATCGACTCGCGTGGAATAGAGTTAAATCTCAGTTTGACTTGGAATAATATGGCATACGGACAATTTCCGGAGCTTACGCGCGGATGGGCGATAAATATTGAGGCATCGGAGCCTGTAACAAGTGACTTGGAATTTACAGTTTCATTAAAAGTTTTTAATAGTTTTACTACAATTACAATCCCTATAGAAGAGACACTTGTTCTTGCTTCCGGCGAAAATTGGCTGATTAAGAATATTAACGAGAAATATTACAATAACAATTCACTCGTGATAAGGATTCAGGACGTGACGTTTTCTCCTGAGGTAGATGAACATCATTTTTATGATTTAAAGTATTAACGATATGGCAAAGAAACGCAGTTTGACATTAAAAGTTACAAAAACGCTCTCCGGCGACATGGCGGAAGGGTACCCGCGCACTTATTACGGAATGCAGGCATTCTCGTATAATGGAACGGATTATCCGGCAATTGATGCGGAAACATTCTCGATGATGGCAGTGAGCCTATATCAATCCCGTCTGTCTGCTTTCATTGCATACGTAGAATTACAGGAATTCGGACTGAATATTAGTGAAGTACAAACCAACGAACCGTATTATTAAAACATTATGGCAACTTATACAGAATTGGAAGAAAGAATAGAAGAATTGAAATCGCGAACGGGGCGTATGTCCATCTCTCCGGAAGAAACATTCGACCTGATGAAGGACATGCTTGGCAAAACAAAGGGCGTGGACTATAATGCCGCCTCGATGGCCATACTCGGCAGTTATGCCACGAAAGCGGATATGGAAGCCGATAAGGCTCCGGTCGGTACCGACGGCAAGCCGTTGAAACATGGACAGACGGTATCCGTTACGAGCGATCCGGTGAGTGCCAATAACGGCGTATACCGATATCTCGAACCTGGATGGGATTTGGTGTTCCGGTACAACGACAGCCTGATATGGTTAAAGGAGAACCTTTCTTCGTTGAAAATAGCCTGTTTTTACGCCTCCGTTGCCGATATGCAGGCCGATGATTCACCTGTGAACGAAAGTACCGGGGAGCCGCTGCAAATTGGCGAACTGGCCGCGATATCCAACCCGGCAGATACCGGCGATCTGGATAATGGCAAGATATACGCATGGACTGGATCCGGCTGGACCTATATGGGGCAACTCGATTCGATTACTTCCATGGATTTTACCGATAACTATTTTGACATTTAGAAATATGGCACAAATTATTAAACTCTTAGACAGTCACACAAAAGAAAACGTCAACTATGAACAAACCCAATCATGGCATGATGGGACTGAAATGAACGATGAAAAATGCGATGGCGTTATTTATCGAAAAAAGCGGGGCCTGTATTATAGAAGGGCTTATTCTTCGAGTCTTAATGTAAAATGGTTTGGTGCAATAGGGAATAATAGCAATGATGATACGATTGCATTTAAAAAAGCCATTGCCTTTCTCAAAAATATGGGCACTGGTAAATTATACATCCCGACTGGCAACTATGTATTGTCAGATACATTATCTATAGAATTAGACGGTATCCAAATACAGGGTGACGGGTCAAAAAATTCAATTTTAAGAATAAATCATAATAATGCTGCTCTTAAGTACACAAGCATCATTTCTGATTTATCAATTTCCAAATTTGATATTTCTCAATTAGGAATAATAAATATAGTTAATGACGTTTCGTTTCCAAATGATACAATGAAAGGGATAGGCGTATTGTGCAGTCATATGCACTCTTCTTTATTTTATGATGTATATATAGAAAATTTCTTAGATGCCTTGATTTTAGAAGAGTCATATCTCAATAGCTTTATAAATTATTTTTCTCAATCAAATTATCGGGGGGTAAAAACTGTTGGAGGCTCAAATGGTAATACTTTTTATAATGGCGTTATTAGGAATTCCTCTCTTGATTTAAGAGGCGTCGGCTCAGAAAGAAACCTTTTTATAAATATAGATATTGAACCTGCAAGTAATACCCAATATGTAGGAAATAATAATACTTTTCAGAATTGTCGATTTGAGAGGTTCAATTTATTACATGCTGATTTTAAAAAGACGTGGTTTGTACTTGATTCAAAAAATAAATTCATTAATTGTGACTGGCACTGGAATTATGCTGATCAGCCACAAGATTACATGATGATTATAGAAGGGGAAGGAAACAGGGTAGAGATAGGAGATACCAATACAACGGCAAAATTAATTCTTCTTAAAGCTACTTCAAAATATAATATGATTGATTATAGGGGTAGCTTTAGAGACTATCAAATTACGGGATCGGTTCGTTATTCTGATTACCCTATACAAGACTGTGGACTTGGCAATGAAATAAATTTCTCGCCTGGAGGGGAAGTCTCAAAAATAATGGGCGATTATGATCTTTTGAAAATCGGAAAATTTAATAATAAAATATCAGGGCCATGGTATGACAATGTTACAATAAATATGAATACCATGTCTATTGTTGAGACTGATATTCATCAGCCGGGTCTCTATACAACTGAACAAAGTGCTCGAAAAATAGAAATAGTGAATGATAATTATGTCAGAAGGTTCTCAATTTTGTCAGATGTAATAGCAGATAGATTTAAGAAATATTCAGCGTCGGCCTGGATATATATTCCAGCGGGTTTTGACGGAACATACGTCTCAATTTCAATTATAGAGGGGATGTATATACCTCTGTTTATGTCCAACGACAATAAAGAAAAATGGGTGCGAGTATTTGGTTATTCCCAGCCACCAGCCTATGAGCCTGTAGGATTGCACGTAGACACAGATGCTTTATCTGGATATTTTTATTTTTCATTTCCAATCTTATGTGAAGGTTTATCACCCGTTTGAGGGGGCAGGCGTAAAAAAGCCCCCGCCTTCGCCAACCGCTAATTTCTCACGTCACCGGTTGAAACGATAAAGGTGCACACACACCAAGACAGAGGCTTATGCCTTTATGGTGTGTGTGCACCTATTTTATTATGACGTGAGAGAAACAAAAATACAATAAATAAACGAAACAAACTACACTTTTAAAAATTACAGTATGAAAACTCCAATTACATATTATGGCGGCAAACAAAACATGCTGAAGCACATCATGCCGCTGATCCCGGCGCATACGATCTACTGTGAATCGTTTGCCGGCGGCGCGGCTGTTTTCTTTGAAAAGCAGCCATCGCAGATGGATGTGATCAATGACCTGAACGGCGAACTCATCAACTTTTACCGGACGATTGTCTGTAATTATGAAGAACTGAAACGGGAGATTAACCGGACGCTGCACAGTCGAACGCAGCACGAAAGTGCCTGGTTCATATACAACCATCCCGATGACTTTACCAACATTCAGCGTGCCTGGTCAGTATTTGTATTGAGTAAATTGGGCTTTGCCGGGCAGTTCAGCAACTCGTTCGGCTTCGATAAGTCCGAAGGCCGTCAGGCTCGGAAAGTCGATTTCGCCAAGGAAGCCTTCACGGTCGAGTTACGTAAGCGGCTCGAGATAGCCACGATTGAGAACGATGACGCTTTCCGTGTTATTACCCGGTATGATACTCCCGAGACGTTTCATTTCATTGATCCGCCGTATGTCGGTTCCGACATGGGCCATTACACCGGCATGTTCGATGATGCGGATCTCGAGAGATTATTACAACTATGCGTCACCCTTCAGGGCAAATTCATGCTTACGATGTACCCGAATGACAATATTCAGTTATATGCCGAGCAAAACGGTTGGGTTATTCATTCGGTAGAGCGACAGATATCTGCCTGCAAGGAAAACAGGCGTAAACAGGAAGAATGGATCACCTGCAATTATGCCACGCCGATCAGTCAACAAGCTTTGAATTTATTTGAAATGCACGTTTAATGAGGATTTAAACTGTGTTTAACGGGTGTAAAAAACGTGAGCAGACTGTTCGCGTTTTTTGTTTTATAATTCATTTTTATTGAGTTAGAATCCCAAATATGATTTAATTAGTTCCGTTAAAATAGAAATGCCCAGTTCTACTGTTATCTTTCGACCATTTTTTATAAGTTTGTTTGACATTTTCTTTATCCAACTTTGAGTTTTTTCGTTAAGTTGTTTAGGCTGCTTTTCTGTGTTTTCGCTATTTATTATTGGGTATAATTCTTCAATATCAGATTTTTCTAAACCTAATTGATTTAATTCGTCTCTTAACTGATCGAAATTTCCTTTCTGTATAGTGGGCTTTTGATAAATTGTATTACTGTCTCCAGTATTTATTAGATTTCCATCTCCGATATTTGTGATATTCTGTGTAAGGTAATTGTGAATTATTTGGTTTGCTTCGTTTCTATTTTTTATTATCTCTTCTATTTCAACTTCATATCCCATTTCTGTTTCTAAATTTAGAGCCAAATCCAAAGCATGATTCCGAACCTTTATAAGAATATTCTTATAGACCGTATGGCTTGTGACTTGACGAGTATCAAACAGGGAATATAACTTATAGGTAGGGTTATGGTCTCTAATAATTTGCATAATAAATGCACTAATTTCGCTTGGAACTACAAAAGCGATAGTGTCTTCTTTATTTTTTGCAGCATCCTCAATAATTGATATACCCTGTTTTATTCTTATTTTGTTGAGATTCTCTTTTAATTCTTCTGGAAAATGAAGGGTAGATATTATCTGATCCCGTATTGAATAGAAACCGTTAGAATACGTTCCTTGTAGCAATGCGGGAGCTATACGATATTCAGGAAGATTGTCATCGTCCTCATATCCGTTTAACTCTTTATTTATCCAACTCAATAATTCTTTATTTCTAATTCTTGAGGCAAGCAATTTTAATTGATATAGTCCATTAGTTAAAGACTCCTTTTCCGTCGATAATAAACTCGTTATATTCGTTAAAACATTCAT